CAATGGCATTGCAAACTTGCTCTCCTAAATCGTGTCAAGGATGATATGTTCCCTAATACATCCTGGAATGGACTTACCTCAAAGTCTATTGAAGTGATCAATGATATTGTATCCAATCTATTGTATGATGTAGATCGTAAGTTCAAAGAGACACACCAGGACTATAAGACTGAGGATGATGAAGTGTTCATCCCATACAGATCATTCAAAGAGAATGTAACAGAAGCACTTGAATCTGCTATTGTTGCTTACCATAATAAGAAAGAATGCGAGACAAAATAGTATTTGCTTTACCATTCATACAAATAGTAATAGCACTAGTAACACTGTCAAGATTACCTGAACCACCACCACAATACTTCTGTCAACAATCATCATACAATCTAGTAGTATGCAATCCCAACAGTCCAGTCAATTTAAACATGGTGGATTAGAACCACATAGTATTAACATACTCAGACTAATCAGTGAACTAGAAGGAGCATACCAACTAACCAAATACATGGCATTTGATAAAGACAATGCTATACTAGACGAAATGAAAAATAACTACTATAAACTGTACTACAAGACAGCAAAACAAGAACGTCTTGCTAATGAGAATCAATAAGGTTTTCAAGGTGCTTCCGCGCTAGTCATACCAATGGTTCTCAATAAGATGTTCTAGTTGAGAATCAATAATAAGAAATGGTTTAGAAAATAGGGGTAAGGTGCGGTGGAGATGTTGGCTTAGCCCGCTTCCTATCGAAAGTCAAGTGCCTCTGTGACACCTCTCAAACCGTCCACAAACCCTCCAAAGCACTCGGAAGTACCCTATAGTACCTAGGTAATCGAGAGACACCTCATGTTCGCAGTTACAGAGACCATCCAACGTTCCCTCACTCCTGATGAACGACTAGCACTTGACAACCAACAGGTGTTTGAGGTATACTGTAAAGCAATGGCAGAGAAGGACAAGTCCACTGCCCTTGAAGCTGCCAAGACTTTCATGTTGAAGGCATTTGCAGTTTCTCGATAATCTCAAAAATCTCACTTTTTGAGTTTTTTGAGTTTTTCAAAAAGTCAGTTTTTTATAAATTATGACTTTTTGAGTTTTTTCGATTTTAATCTTTAACATGTTTGTGAAAACTTACGAAAACCTTGACAGTTCAGCTCTTTATATGCTAAAAGTAGATAAAGAGAGTGTATATGTAGTGTATAATAGTAATATTGACAAAGAATATGAGTTTAGTTGTCAAAATACTGACAATTTCACTCAAAAACTGTCAGAAACCCTTCAGAACAAAGAATCACTTGGAAGAATGCTGAATTCTTCTATCAAACAAGGTGAACTAGTTCCTGTCACTAAATAATCCACACAGTTAGACTAAACAACTCACACCAAATCATGGGCAAGCGTTACAATCAATCTGAGAACCAAAAGTATCAACAATTCGATGAAGATTTTGAAGACTTTGGTTATGACGTGAAGAACATTCGAAGGCAGACTAAAAAGAAAGTTACCAAATTCAAGAGAGAAGTGGATGAGTACGGTGACACTTATTGAACTGTCCACTTAATCCCCCATTCGTCCCGTTTACGTGTATTGTATACATGTTGACGGGATTTTTTCATTTTGACTATCACTGAGCGCAACCAAAAGTTATACGAACTGCGCGAGCGTTTGTTGAAAGCACGAAACGAAGTTGCCTGGATTGAACAAGAGATCTGGTTGACCAACGAAAGGTATAAGAACCAGGATCTCGATTTGTACAAAGAAATGTTCTGCAACTGATTAACAACAATGCAATTCCAAGTTACACAAATCGAGTTCGATTTTGAGGATGAGTTGTATCCTATGAGTGAGGAAGAATGTGCCGAGTTTTATGATGACTACATTGGCACATTTTGGGAGGCAGATGATGGTGATGATCTCGTAGAAGAGATTACCTCTGCTGCAGGATTTTGCGTCAAGACTATAGACTACCGTGTGGTCCTTGATTAACACAAACTACTGTGCCAGTCGGGGCAGTGTCCACTTTGCCTCGCAGATCGTCCCCACCCGTGCTTATAATGTCTACATGACAAACAACCTCACTTCCTCCATGGTCCAGCAATTCGATCTGGACATCGCTCCCGCCCTTCGGGAGTACATGTGTTCTAACATGACTGATCTCAACGATTGCGTCGATTGGGTCTGTGATGTGTTCAGCGTGAACGCTAGCGACTGGTTGATCGATCGTATCGCTGACGAGTTCGAAGAGTTCTTCGGCATGTGACAATTGGGGGAGTGTCCACCATTCTCCCCATTGCCCCCCATTTCCTGTATTGTAGTTTCAAGTTCAAAAACCAACGACTTTCATGCGTAAGATCGAACGCCAAATGCTCAACGCCATCGCTAACAACAGCGACTGGAAATGTGCAAACACTGAGGTTATCTTTGACGCTGACACTAACGAGTCTAAAGTGTATCTGCACGGCAACCACATTGCAGACGTTGCTGATAACTACATCCGCATTTATGATGGTGGTTGGCAGTCTAACACCACCAAGTCTCGCCTGAATGCTATCTTCAGCGAGTGTGGAATTGCTGGCGAAGGTGTATTCCAAAAGAACTATCAGTGGTTCGTTCGTTTGTACAATGGCACTGAATTCTTCGTCACTGAGTTTCGCAATGGCATGAGGATGGGTGCTCTGTCTCATCAACTGCTGCTCGCCTGATCGGGTCTTTCTTAACACTATCACCACACAATCATCATGCAAGACAACATCATCGACCGCGACGAACTGCAGGCAAACTATATCAACACCATCTTGGATGGTATGGACATCAAAGACATGATGCGTATTTTGTATGATCAATTCGATGAGAATTTGGACAAGTACACTGTAGATGAGTTGATTGGTGAGGTGAAAGAATACTATCCAGAATTGCTGGGGGAGTGATAACTTAGCACCTCTAATCCGTTATTCTCAATAGACTTTCTTATTGAGAATCGCGGCTCGAACTAGTACATTCGAACTGATCAACAATTGTCTCACGAATCCATGCCCTCCCTGCCCACCGCTGTGCAGGTTGCAGGACTGCACCCTCATCGCCGCATTCTGCGCTGGGTTGCCTGTATAATTAATGCATCGAAGCAAAGCACATGACCAACGCCATCGCAGTTCAACCCAGCGCCTGGGGCAAGTTCGATCCTCACGGGTGCGACTGGGCAACCGATATGAACCACGCTTTCAGGATCGGTCAACTGTGGGGAGAGGAGTGCATGATCTGGATGTGCCCTCCCTCTGGTGAACCCATCCGCTGGTGTCGCACTGATGCCAATTCTAACGCCATCGCTGATCTCGTCTTTGGAGTTGCCAAATGATTTTTAAAGCAACCTGCCTCGTGGTGCTGTCTGTCCTCTTCTACACCAGCGAACCCGCTAGGAATGTGACAGCAGACGCACTGTCCACTGTTGCCACCATTGTGCGCCCCTGACCCTGTAGAATAACAGCATGACAAACGAAACCAACTTCAACCGCTTCTCCTTCGCTTCCCTCGCTGCTCGCGCTGGGCAGGCACCCGCCAACTATGCCATCGACATGGAAGGCGGCGACTTTGACGATCATTTCACCGCTGAGGATTATGATCGCCGTCGTGCCCAGCGTGACGGTTGGGGAACTGTCTACGGTGACCGCTGGTGCCGCTGAGCATCGTCTACAATACACACAACAAACAAACACACAACACACCATGATCAGCAACTACAACGGTTGGGCAAACTACGAGACCTGGAATGCTGCCCTCTGGGTTGGTAATGATGAGTTCCTCTACAATACTGCCAAGGCATGTGTAGAGTTCTGCTCTGAAGATGAGACCCCTTGGGATAAGTTTGTGCGCTGCATGATGGAGGGACAAATTGGTAAGTTCCTCGGTGCAACTGGTGACGGCGTTGAGTGGGACAATGTGAACATTGATGCCGATGAGATGAACGAAATGATGGCAGAGTTGTGATAACATAGCGACACACAGTTATTAACACTGGGGGCAGTGATTTGCCCCCCTTTTATGTTAGATAAGGTCGCCAAGCGGTTTCCAAAAAACGCAAACTACCCTAACCTACAAAAGTATCCAGACGAGCGATAAATATTGATCGAGGGACCCGTATTAAAAAAATTCGCCCAGAAAAAAATTATGGAAAAACCCGACTTTGAAAATTACGCCAAGATCTTAGAGAACTTCGATGCGTTTTGCGATGAGTTTGAGAGTCGTGCGTCCAATGCATTCATGAGAGGAGATCAGAACGATGGAAGAGTTACTGGAGAGGTTGAGCGAACTGGAGAGGACTGTCCTATGGCAGTCAGAGAGATTGCAGAGCCTGGACCAACAGATCTCCCAGCTCAGGCAGCCCACCTTGATGTACCATCGACCGAAGTGTGAGGAATACGAGACTGTTGCACAGACTCTCGACTATCTTCACAACAATGTCGAAGGAATCAAAGGAGACCTCGCTAAAATCGCCCGTAGCGTGTCTTACTAGGTAAACCATGGCAGTACCCTGGATAAACATTTTAGCACCCTCTATGGGCGGTATAGGACCCATAGAGTTGAAGGATCTCAATAAGTTGCAACAACTTGACAATGGGATCCCATTTTATGCTGGAAGGTTTTATCCAAAAGACTCCCAGGCATTTATTGATGGGTTAGAGTTTGGACTATTTGCCGAGACTCCTCCATGGTTAACATGGGAAGATATGAAACCGACTCAGATATGGATGGTGCCTGCTTTTGAGGATGAGAGGATTGTATCAACTCAGACAAGTATTGAGAGGATTGATTTATGGCCTAGGGATGAAGATGATGAGGAAGCAGGAATTCCTCCGTATGAAGCAACGATATTTGATGAAGAAATGCAACAGAGGGGCTGGGGAGAGCAAGCATTCCTCTCAGGTCCTTCTGTGGATTGTATCGATCCAAGTGTTACGATAACCCAAAACGCGGCTCCTCCATTGTTATTTGCAGGTTACGTTGGTATATCGGAAATCCGTGGACATTTCTCAGAATATGCATTTTATGATCAGGAGATTATTTTTGCGAATGGTGCTGAGTATTATCAACCAGACTACTATGGGTTTGAGGAAGGTTACAAAGAGTTTTACAGACTTAGGCACGATGGTGCCTGGTTTAGTAATGACTTTGAGTACAATCCAGTAGGACAGTTAGACTTTCCAGATAACGGTGGATATCCCGCACCACCTTTCAGGAATAATAGAGATCCCTACGAGGATTATCTTACCATGACAATTACTGATAGAGACATTGCTGGTAAGTGGGGTAATGTTACTATAGATCAGTACACCGAATACGCCGACAATGGTTTAGGAGCGCGATGGCCACGGATGGGGCAACTGATCGCCTTAAAGCCGACGCGCTTGGATACCGTCATGTATACAATCAAGGTTTCATGTGTTACTGTTATTGTACCTGATACGGTCCCTGGAGATGTTGCAACGGCATTGGGTGATTTATCAGCGGGCGCACTTGAGACATTTGGTAGTAACCTTTCAAATAATGTATGGTACTTCTATTTGCCTGTTAGATACAATTGGGAGAAATTCAATGAGCGTAGTAAGTTTCTTCTAAATAGGGGAGGCATAAAGCGCCGAGAAGATCCCGAGTATGTTCCAGTAGAATAATGCAATTTGGATTAGCAGCACCAGGATTCTATACATCTCATGATATACATACACCTCTACTTTTTTCAGAGGCAGGTACTGGGTATAGTGAAGATGTAGTGATTAATGGTTTACCTGCACATCGTATAGGAGATAAATCAGATCTGCACTTTTTACCAATATTCCCATTTCCTGCTCACTATGAATTCATTCTAGAAGGTATGGAGGGTGTATTGATCAATGGACGCCCTGCTGCCCCATCAATGGCATCTACAGGTCCTGGAGGAGGTAGAGTGCTGATGAGTAGTCATTCTGTGTATGCTAACGGTACACCTACTCTGTTTGAACTTGCCGACTTATCACAGTATGGTATTGACACCGCGCAGTGATTCTTGTATAATATCAAAGTCAACCGAATTCGACTAATGGCAAAAGCAAAAATTGGCATCTCTGGTGGTGTATTCATTGAGGGCAAACCCAAGTGTACTCGCCAAGGATCTTCTAAGAATACCAAGTACGCTGCTACTTCTCGTAACAAAGCAAAGAAGAAGTATCGCGGTCAGGGACGATAAATATTCTTAGAGATAGCAACCTCTCTAAAAGTTCTGGAAACAGACTTTAGGGAGGTTTTTTTCATGGGACTATTTCCAGTAGACAAAAGTGAAGAATTTATTCAAGAAGGTATGACATTAATCACTGAGACAGATAGTGACAGACTCTTAGACGCTGCTGCAAGGAAGCGTAGGGCACAGAAGAAGGAAGAACTATACCCAATGCCCGAAGACCGTCTAGAACGCCCTTGTGGAGGCGCAGGTGGATTTGATGATTTTGTAGAGCGTTGGCACGAGTGAATAAATAGAAACAGCCTATTGCTGTGTCTAAATGCCTGACTTCCAGACATTCAAAGATCTGAGTGTTACTTTCAAGAAGCATCCCGTTACCGACGATATTGTGGTAGCGAAAGATAAGGCAGCTATTACGCAATCTATCACTGCCCTTCTTCTTACAATTAAGGGTGAAAGACCATTTCAACCTAACTTAGGGTCTGATTTGACTAGTTTGTTATTTGAACCACTTGATTATGGTACTAGTGCTTTGATTACATCTAGAATTAGAGATGTATTGAATCGTTATGAACCAAGAATTGAAGTAGATGCAATTCGTTGTATTCCCGATGAAATGAATAACGGTTATGATGTTGAAATGACGTATAGTATTGTTGGTAGAAAAGACACACCAGTAACTGTAGAATTCTTCTTAGAGCGTACACGATAATGCCTTATACTCAGGTTGCCAACTTAGACTTTGAAGATATCAAGATTGCTCTGAAAGAGTATCTTAGATCACAATCAGATTTTACTGATTATGACTTTGATGGATCTGCGTTATCGACGCTGATTGATACCCTTGCCTATAATACCTATTATACGGCGTTCAATGCCAATATGGCAGTCAATGAACTATTCATTGAATCTGCCACGTTGAGAGACAACGTAGTATCGTTAGCGAAGCAATTAGGGTACAGACCCAAGAGTGCTACCGCTCCTACTGCGTATGTCTCTTTTACTGCCACATATGACAATCCAACAACTGACACAGAACTAGTTCTTAAGAAGGGAACAGGATTCATTGCTTCTTATGATGAGAACATCTATCAGTATGTTGTACAAGATGATGTAACAGCACAAGTAGCAAATAATACAGCAATCTTTGAGAATGTAGAGATCAAAGAAGGATCTTTGCTAGTAAACACATTTGTTGTCAATAGTGCTAGCAAGAGTCAGAGATTTATTCTTGATAACGAAGATATTGATACCACTACTATTAGAGTAAGAGTATACCCAGGTGGTGGCAGTTTTAATGAACCATATCTATTAGCAGACAATATCCTAGGTGTTGATAGTACATCTAAGGTATTCTTCCTTGATGAGATTGAGGATGAAAGATATGAGATTCTATTAGGAGATGGTGTTCTTGGTAGAAAATTAGAGAACAACTCTCGTGTTGAAGTATCATACCTTACAACAAATGCTGCTGAGAGCAATGGTGTCAAGACATTTGTATTCAGTGGTGTTTTAGAGAACCCCAATGGTGTTACTCCACAAACAAGTGTAAGTATTGATTCTAGCGTTGCTGCTTCTGGTGGAGAAGCACTAGAAACTATAAAGAAGATCAAGTATACCGCCCCCAAAGCATTTGGTGCTCAGGACCGCGCTGTAACCGCCCAGGACTACGAAGCAATCGTTCGTAAGATATATCCTGCCACTAGTGACATTATCATCTTTGGAGGCGAAGATCAGGACCCACCAGAGTATGGTAAAGTATTCATTGCACTGAAACCAAAAGATGCAAGTTATTTGACATCTTTGACAAAGAACAATATTGTTGCTGAGTTGGAGAAGTATGTTGTTGCATCTGTAGAACCTAGGATTGTTGATCCATCTATTCTGTTTGTTGAGTTGTCTAGTAAGATCTATTACAATGGATCTTCGACTGATCAGACACCATCTCAGATTAGAGACAAGGTGATTGGTGCTGTACAAAACTATCTTGATAATTCTGATACAGAAAAGTTCAACGGTAAGTTTAGATACAGTAAAGCAGTTGGTGTTATTGATGATGCAGACCGTAACATCAATTCCAATTTAACAGAAGTCACAATGAGAAAAGACTTCTATCCTTCTCTCAATTCTACATTCTATTATGAGTTATGTTTCCAAAATGCGTTCGACACTGAGTGCGACGATCCTATTCTTTCGTCTACTGCCTTTAGGGTTACTGAGTATCCTAATTTCGATGTCTATGTTGAAGACAGGGCAGGCAAAATCGTCCTATATACAATAGATAGCGCATCTGGCGAAAAAGTTGTCCTTGACAGCGATATTGGCGATATTGATTATGTAAAAGGTGAACTGAAGATGTATGCTCTGACTATCATCAGAGGAAGCTTCTTCGACAATCGTATCTCCGTAAGAGTCAAGCCCCTTTCAAATGATATCAAGGCAGTCCGTGAGGTCTATCTTGACGTTGACGTTGCGAATTCCTCGTTCACTGCATACAAAGAGTAAGTAAATGCCTGCTGTAAAGACTAAGAGAATTTCTGCTCTGATTGAGTCCCAGCTTCCAGAATTCATTTCTTCAGAATACGAACTATTCAGCAAGTTTGTATCGAAGTATTATGAAGCACAGGAAGTTCAGGGTGGTCCCTTGGATATTCTTAGTAATATTCAAAAGTATGCTGATATTAGTTACTACGAGAAAAACCTTCTGAAGCAGAACGATGTTCTTGCTGTCAGCATTAATGAGTCATCTTCTTTTATTACTCTTGAGGACGCAACTTCATTTCCAAAGAAAAATGGTTATGTAAGAATTGATGATGAGATCATCTTTTACGAAAGCAGAACAGATACAGAACTACAGAACTGTTTTAGAGGTGTTAGTGGCAACACATCCTTAGGTGATCTATACGAAGCAAGCAATTTTGAGACTACAGAGTCTGCATCTCACAATGCAGGACAGAGAGTTTATAATGTTAGTAACCTTTTCCTGTATGCACTTGTTAGAAATTTTGAAAGTCAGTATCTAGCAGGATTTCCTCAAAAGTATTTGAGAGGTGAAGTAGATAAGAGAACTCTAATCAAGAATATCTCTAAGTTCTACAGAGCAAAAGGAACTACAAGTTCTATCAAGTTTATCTTTAATACTATTGTTACTTCTGATGCTGAGAATAAACCAGAAGTATACAAACCAAAAGATTTTACATACAAAGCATCCAACGCTGATTGGATCAATGTATACGCTGTAAAAGCGAAAGTTATCAGTGGTGACCCCAAGAGTCTCATTGGACTCAAAGTAGAACAAGTTGCTACCACTGAATATGGATATGCTTCTGCTACCGTAGATAACGTCT